GCAGTAACTTCACAAACCATACAGGATGGCCAAAGAACGGCTATTTTGAAGTTTACTAACGTATCAGATGGCACAGGCGAAAGCGCAGTAAAAAAAGTAGATGTATCAGCTTTAGAAAAAAACGATAAAGGTGAAGCATGTACTTCTGTTTCTATAACAAGAATTTATTGGGCATGTGCAGGTATGGGAGTAAACATAGAGTTTGATGCAACTTCTAACGTGCTTGCTATAGGTTTACCAGCAGATAGCACAGGTGATGAGTATTATGACTTGTTTACAGGCATACCTAATAATGCGGGTAGTGGCGTAACAGGTGACATAGACTTTACAACCAAAGGTCATTCTAGTGGCGACACTTATTCTATTATTCTTGTATTGACAAAGAATTATTAGATGAATGGCAAAAGCTAAAGCAAAACCTAGAAAAAAAGCTAAAAATATCAGAAGAACTATTGGTAAGGGCGGTAACTATCGCCCTACCAAAGCTGGTGCAGGCATGACTAAAAAAGGTGTTGCTGCATATAGGAGGGCAAATCCCGGTTCTAAGCTAAAAACAGCAGTAACAGGTAAAGTCAAAAAAGGTAGTAAAGCTGCAAAAAGACGTAAATCTTTTTGTGCTAGGTCTTTAGGACAGCTTAAAAAAAGTTCAGCAAAAGTCAGAAATAATCCCAACTCACGCATACGACAAGCAAGACGCAGGTGGAAGTGTTAGATGCCATTAGCTAAAGGAAAAAGTCGCAAAGCGATTAGTAAAAACATAAGATTGTTAAAAAAAGAAGGTAGGCCACAAAAACAGGCTGTGGCTATAGCATTAAGTAAAGCCAAAATTAAACGAAAAACAAAAAAAAGAAGGTAGTAAAATGTTTGTTAAAAAGAAAGTAAAAAATAAAATTAAGAAAGTATCTAAGGCTTTAAAAAAAGCTAGTAACACACACGCTAAACAAGCTAAAACCTTAGAGACTTTAAATCTTAAAAAAGGTGGTAAGGCTTCAAATAAATCAAAAACACCAAGTAATGTTGCAAACCCAAGCTTGTACGCAAGAGTAAAGGCTGAAGCTAAAAGAAAGTTTGATGTTTTTCCTAGTGCTTATGCCTCTGCATGGCTTGTAAGAACATACAAAAAAAGGGGTGGTAAGTATAAGGGTGCAAAAGGTAAGGCAACAGGAGGCGTTATACACGCTAGAAATGGTGGTTTTATAGCAAAAGGCTGTGGTGCAGTAATGCAAAACAGAAGAAAGAAAACAAAAATGCGTGGCAGATAATGAAAGGACTTACTAAGTGGTTCGCTGAGGAGTGGGTCGACATAGGCTCAAAGAAAAAAGGTGGTGGTCATGAAAAGTGCGGTAGAAAAAAAGCCAAAGGCTCTAAAAGAAAATATCCAAAGTGTGTACCTAAAAGGGTTGCTAATCGTATGACTAAAGCACAAAAGCGTTCTGCTGTGCGAAGAAAAAGAGCAAGAAAGCAAGGTGTTGGTGGCAAGCCAACAAACGTAAAAACATTTGTAAAAAAGAAAAAATGATTAGTCAACAGCTTATAAGACAAGAGGTTAGAGATTGGTCTAAGGAAGTATTAGAAACAGAACAACCTGTATGTCCTTATGCAAAAAAAACATGGGAAAATAATAGAGTAGATGTAATATTATCTAAATGTTTACATTGGACAGACCTAGTAGATATAAGTAAAAATTTTCCTACAGACAAAGATGTTATTATTTATTGTGATACAAACATGGATTTAGACATGTTTACTTTTGATAGTAGAATCGCCATGTTAAATGCTTTCGTTAATAGTGAAAACTTGTGGGTCATGGGTTTTCATCAACAACATGATGAAAAGGTTGTAGTAGACCAAGAACATTTTGAGCCACATTTTGAAGAAAGTTATAATATGGTTTTTATGCAAAAATTAGATGAATTGAATAAAGCATCTGAAACATTAGAAAAAATAGGTTATTATAAAGATTGGGATGTAAAAGATTTCCAAGATATTTTGAAACGAAGGAGTAAAAAGTGAAAAATAAACTAAAAGGCTTAAAAAAATTAGTAGGCAGTTTGTCGCCAGCCGATAAAAAAGAAATAGCAAAGTCTATGAAAGAAGGTGGCGTTCTTAAAATGGCAGGCGGTGGTGCTACACCTAAATCAGGCGTGGTTAAGGTTGACATGGAAGGCAACCCTAAATCAGGCGTAAAGAAAATGATGGGTGGCGGTAAAGCTGGTGTTAAAAAACTTGGTAGAGGCGGTAAGCTTAAAATGAAACAAGGCGGCATGGCTGGTAAATCAGGTGTTAAAAAACTAGGTAGGGGTGGCAAGCTCAAAATGAAACAAGGTGGAATGGCTGGTAAGTCGGGTGTTAAAAAACTAGGACGAGGCGGAAAACTTAAAAAATAAATAAATGGCAGTATCAGGTTCTAAAAATTTTGAATTGGACGTTGCCGATTATGTCGAGGAGGCGTTCGAAAGATGTGGCTTAGAGCTACGAACTGCTTACGACTTACGCACTGCAAGAAGAAGTCTTAACTTGCTGTTGGCAGAATGGGCAAACAGAGGCCTAAATCAGTGGACTATACAAGAAAAAACTGTAACCATGGTCAAAGACACTACTACTTATAATGTAGATTCTAGTGTAGCGAGTGCGCCGATTGACGTGTTAGATGCTTTTGTTAGACAAACTGTTAACTCAGAAAACTCCGACTTACAAATGACAAGATTATCAAGAAGCGAATACGCATCTATACCTAATAAATCCACCACAGGCAAACCTTTACAGTTTTTTATAGATAAACAAATTAATCCAACAATAAGTGTTTATCCAACTCCTGATAAATCAACAACTTATACAGTACACATGAACGTGCTTACACGCATGGATGATGTAGACGCAGCCACAGATACGTTACAAATGCCTTTTAGATTTTATCCTTGTTTGGCTGCTGGTTTAGCATACTATTTGTCAATTAAAAAAAGTCCTGAGAAAACATCCATGTTAAAAGCGATATATGATGAAGAGTTCCAAAGGGCATTAGCATCAGATGAGGATAGAGCTTCAGTAAAAATTACACCTGATGTATCGCACTACAATATCGCCTAATGTCTTTTGCTACTAACAAAAATCCATACGCAATATGCGATAGATGTGGGTTTAGATATTTTTTACGTGAGTTGCGTAAAGAGTGGAATGGACTCAAAACATGTCCTGAGTGTTATGAATCGAAACACCCACAGCTTGAACCAAGAACAAATAAGGTAGACCCCCAAGCTGTTAGAGAACCTAGGCCTGACATAAGCATATCCCCTACAATTTTTACGGTTTATACTAACTTTGACCTTGGTATTATAGGCACAAAAATTACAACACCTGATAGCATGACAAGTGCTTTAGGTACAGTTACAATAACCACATCATGAGTTTTACGTTATCCACATTAAAAACTGCAATACAAGATTATTTAGAAACGGACGAAACTACCTTTGTAAATAATTTAAACAACATAATATTACAAGCAGAAGAAAGAATACTTAAAACAGTACAGTTGCCTGACCAAAGAAAAAATGTTCAAGGTAATGTAACCACAGATAATAGATTTTTAGGCACGCCAACAGATTTTTTGGCACCTTTTTCGTTGGCTGTAATAAGTTCTAACACATACGATTATTTAGATTTAAAACATAACTCTTTTATTAAAGAGTTTGTGTCTAGCACGGCAACAAGAGGCACCCCAAGATATTATGCAATATTTGACCAAAGCAGCTTTGAAGTAGCACCTGTGCCTGACAGTAATTACACCATGGAGTTACATTATTTGGCTAAGCCAACTTCTCTTACATCTGGTGCAGACTCAGGAACTACTTATCTGTCTACAGATGCTCCTGATACTTTGTTATATGGTTGTTTATTAGAGGGTGCAATATTTTTAAAACTACCTGCTGACGACATTGGTATGTATGAAGCTAGATTTAAAGAAAGTTTATTAAGATTAAAAAATCTCGGTGAGGGTCGAGATACAAGAGATGAAATGAGGTATGATTCACTAAGAATTAACGTTACATAACTTACATTTTTGAGAGAGAGAGATGAAACCACTTAAAAAATTAAACGGTAAAACCGTTGCAATTGTAGGCTTGGGTAAAAGTTGGTTTGACTTTTGTTTAGCCAAATCACACGGCGTAAAATTTGACGAGGTATGGGCAATAAACGCCGTAGCATCTGTAATTTACCATGACAGAGTTTTTATGATGGACCCACCGTCAAGATTTTTAGATACAGACCATGCTGGTGGACAAACCGACAGCATGAAAGAGTTACTAACAAATCATAACAAGCCTATATATACGTGCGAAATAGATGAAAGATGTAAAAATCTTATTGAATATCCTGTAAAAGAAATAGTAAAAGACACAAATTGTCATTATTTGAATAACACAGTCGCTTATACTGTGGCCTTTGCTTATTGGAATGATGTAGCAAATATTAAGTTATTTGGCATTGATTTTACATATAGCAACAATTTACATTTTGCTGAGCAAGGTAGAGCTTGTGTAGAATTTTGGTTAGTTAAGTGCATGGAAAAAGGCATACAAGTTGAGGTAGCGGCAACCAGTTCTTTATTAGATACCAATGTGCCGGGACAACAAAGACTTTACGGTTATCATAGATTACAAGACCCTTATGTGCCTGTAGAGGGTACTGACGGCATAGAATTAAAAAAAATAAGCGAAATGACTGTGCAAAAACATAAAATACTGCCACAAGTTGCAGATAGACACGATAGTCATTTAAAACCCCCGGAGCCTAACAAATGGTAATAAAAATAACTCCTGATGGTGTGCCTGAACTTGGCATGGTAGAAGTTTCAACAACCAAGTATGGAGGACATCCTCCTGAGTTTTGGGCAGAGCAATTAACGGATAAAATAGTTGGTGTTTCTGACGACAATGAAGAACATGTGAAAGCACAAGCTAGAGCTTATAGAAATTTAATTTATAAAGTTTGTTTGATATATATTGAAAATGCTATAAAATCTTATAAAGCTACCTTAATACAAGATTTATGTAAGGGAGGTAGTGAGGATTTAGCAAAAATAATAAAAGGTATTTAATATGGCAATATCATCAACACTAACAACAAGTTTTA